CGAGGACCGTAGAGATTTGACCGCCCCTACCGGTCACCAAGGTCGTGATGTATCTTTGTGTGGCATGACTGGCAAAGGCTCATCAGGTTGTCCCTTGCGTGAGTACCGCCTTTGGAAACGGGCAGAATGTGGTGAACTTCCTGTACCGGAGTCAGCCGACCTTCTTTGAGGCACATCTCACAGAGAGGATGCTCTGCCGCATAGCGGTCACGGATGCGTTTCCACGCTCTGCCGTACTTGCGGTTAACATCGGAGCTGCGCTCGTATTTGTCGTACTTGCGGCGTTCCTCCACACGGTGCTGTTCACAAAACTGTCCTTCACAAAGATTGGGGCAGCCGGGATGAGAGCAGGGTCGCAACGGTTTCTTCGGCATCGTTTCACCTCCTTCGGGCATAAGAAAAGCCCCACGGGATTGCTCCCATGAGGCTGTCCTCGATTCTTTTTCGCTGATTATATCATATCATAATGTCGAGGTGGGCATCTACCGACAAAGGCGGGTATTTCCGGCGTCTTTCAGATCCGAATCGGGTCGGTGGGTAAAACCACTGCCGAAAGAGCTGCCTTATGCCATCTGCGAATGGTGCTTTCATCTGCGTTCAACTCTCCGCCGATCTGCTCCCAGGTCATGTTGTGGATGTAGCGGTAGCGGAGAACCATGCGCTCGTTGACATTGGCAACGGTGTCCACAGTCGTGCGGATCTGCCGTTTCAAGTCAACGAGGGTGTCAATCTCACTGTTGACCACTTTTTCAAGGTCCATGATCTTTTCCAGGCACCGCACGAAGGGCGCATCCGTGTTGCGAGAGGTCTGCACTTTTTCCTCCCAGGACGGCGAGGAGATACCGCAGGCCATTTCCCGCAGGCGGGTGATCTCCGCAATGTTGGAATCGATACGCTGGTCGAGGCGGTATGCCTGACTGAGATATTCCTTTGCCGTCATACGCCGTACACCTCCCGGTGGAGTTTTTCAATCAGCACCTCACCGTCCAGAGAAGTAAGCGTCTGAAACCAGCCGGAGCGGAAAAACCGCTCACAATCCTATCTGACGGATTCGGCATCCTTGTCCCAGGGGTATTTCTTCAAACGGCGCAGCGCACGGCGATGGTCTTTCGCTGCCGCCAGAATAATAGCGTTTGCGAGGTTCGTATAACAGGTTTCCATTCTCATCCCTCCAAGTTGGCCTTGACCGCATCGATGAGTGCGGTCTGGGTCTTTTCTTTTTTACGGAGCGCAGTCATGATGCGCTCGTCGATGGTGTCTTTTGCAATGATGTGGTGAATGACCACAGTATCGGCGGTCTGTCCCTGTCGCCACAGTCGGGCGTTGGTCTGCTGGTAAAGCTCCAGCGACCAGGTCAGCCCAAACCAGATGAGGGTCGAGCCGCCTGCCTGTAGGTTCAGCCCATGACCGGCAGAAGCCGGGTGGATGAGTGCCACGGGCAGCTCACCGCTGTTCCATCTGCGGATGCTGTCGGAATCGTCCAGCAGACTGAACGGGATGTGTCGTTTGTGGAGCCGCTCGGAGATGCGCTCCAGGTCGTGCTTGAACCAGTACGCCACAAGGACGGGTTTCCCATTTGCGGCTTCGATGAGATCCTCCAGCATATCCAGCTTGCGGTCGTGTATCTGAAACACACGCTTGTCCTCTCCGTAGACTGCTCCGTTTGCCATCTGGGAGAGCTTATTCGCAAGCGCTGCGGCGTTCCCGGCATCGATTTCTTCGCCTTTCAGCGAGATAACCAGGTCTTGTTTCATGGCATCGTAGGCTTTGCGCTCTGTTTCGGATAGCGTCACAATGGCGTCATTATGAACGCACTCCGGCATATCCAAATGGTCGACGGCTTTCATGGAGATGGTGATGTCGGAGATGGCATCGTAGATCTGTTCCTCCGCACCGGGCAGCGGCTTGTAGCTGAACACCACCTGTCCGTTGCGCTTGTCCGGCCGGAAGAAGGTGTTGCGGTAATGGGTGATGAACCGACCGAGCCGCTTGCCCATATCGAGGATGCGAAACTCCGCCCACAGATCCATAAGACCGTTGCTGCTTGGCGTGCCGGTCAGCCCAACGATGCGCTTGACCGAGGGGCGAACCTTGAGGAGCGTTCGGAACCGCTTTGCCTGGTAGCTTTT